CCTGATTTCATGTTGATCACGAGCCATAGACATAACATCATTTTGAGTAGGCACAAAGAACTGTGGATTTATAAATCGAGCAAAAACTGTATATTTAGCGGTTTCAGCAGCATTAGGTCCAAGAAGGGTTGAAAATACATACAGGAAAACGGAACCAAATTGATTTTGTGGATTTCCAAGATCAAACAAATCATAAATATTAGCATAGGGACAAATTAATTTTAAAGAATTACCTTCTTCAATACTAACAACCTTATATGGACATGAAGTTTGAGATGCAAGGAAACGTGTCCCTTTGCGTCTAAAATCTCCCACTTGATCATAATAAGGATTGTAAACTAACATCAAAGCTCCTTGCAAGAAAGGCTGAGCATTAATCTTAACCTCAATTTCTATATCAGCTTTCAAATACTGATAATTTTTAAGCTTATCCACGACTAATGGGGAATTACTAAAAATATCCTGAGGAAAATTAAATTGTTGCAAATAATTTTGAGTATCATTATCAAAATCAGTTGGAGCTAATAAGATTGGAATGGCTCCATCAGTTGTATTCCACTCAAACGTACCAAGATTCACAGGACGTTCGAGAATACTCACAATTTCATGTCTAGTACTATCATTAAGTGCCATTTGAATGGTAGTAGATGGCATCGGCGTGGCTTCAATTGACATCTGAACATCAGTAAGAAGTTTACCACGGGTTGAATCAACTTTCGTATTTTGATCATGGTCATACGAAACAGAACCATTTGAATTATCATTTGAATTTGTAGCAGTCATGTAATACGACAGGGGTAGATGACTATTCACCCTGAAGGCGGGAGCTGTATCACCAGAGCACAGCAACACTCTATAGGTGGCAAGGAAATAGCAGTAGAAAGATAATTATCCCGTTTGTATTTTCAATCCAAGATCACATTTCCGAAGCAAGGCCAAAGGAGTTTACCATAGAGGAACATATTCGGTCCGAGCATACAAATCACGATTGTATTTGTACACCTCCATCTGCTCGTAGTAAGTGGGAACAGATATATTCAACCCCACTACTGCGAGTTCCTCTCGTATACGATTACTCCAATACTCGTATACACTTTGCGGATGGAGAGAGAGTTCCATAATCGTTTGGTCACAATTTTCGATGGTTGCAGATTTTTGAGCTTTTCCACGAATCCAGTTCGTGATTTCCAAGACATTTTCCAAATCCATTGGAGCAAGGAAAGTTCCATCCGGTTGAATAGCAAACTTACGCTTCAGGAAAGCCACTTCCTCCAAGGGTTTGAAAGGCAAAATATTACCAGTCTTTGTTTCATCGGTATAAGTGAGACCAAAAGAAGCAAGAGCATCAGTTAGAGTGAGCTGATTAAACCAATCCAATATCTCAATACTGACAGATTTAATATCATCATCACCATAAATAATCTCAGCCACGTGTTTTCGATAATCACATATTGCTGGCAAACCTTGCTCTTTCTTCAAAATCATGTAAGCAATTCGCATCACAATACCATTGAACAAAGAGTTGATAATAACAGTCAATGGATTTCCTGATGGTTGAGAGTGTGTCTTACGAATCACTTCTCCACGAACAAGAATATCTGCATTACAGATATGTTCCCAAAGAGCAGCTCGAATTAAACAACTCTCATCATCATCACCATACCAGTCGTTTATCTTCTCAACAATTTTAACCAAAATCTGCATCAAAAGCGAACCATCAAAATTCGAAAAGTCACCCGCAATCATAAAATTC